CCCAACCATCTGACGGACGCCGCGCTCTATAGCTGGCGTCACGCGCTCAACTTCATCGACTTCGAGTTGCCTCTCGTACCGCTCACCGCAGAGGAACTCGCGGAGCAGCGCGACGAGCAAGAACTCAGCAGAATGGATCCCGACCGAGACTGGTGGGAAGGAGATACGACCGATGACGCTTGAAGAGGCAGTCAAGAAGTGCCGCGAACTCGGCATCACCAAGTTTCGTGGTGATACCACCACTGGACCTGTCGAGTTTGAGCTGGGTCCAGCGCCCGCGCCCGCAGCACAAGTCGAAGAGGAATTCAAGGTGCCAGAGGTTGACAACCCCGTGCAATCCGTGAAGTCTGCTCCGAAGCGCGGAAAAGATGGCCTGACCGCCGCAGAGCAACTCGAAATCTACGGCGTCGTCATCGACGCGGAGGAGTAATTCAATGGCGATGGATTACCGCGACGCGAAGTCCTACAAGTCGAAGCCCGAGGCCCGCCTCATCCGCAGCGGCGCATTGCAGCCGCGCTGGTGGCAGTTGCCCGACGAGGAGGTCGCGACCGCGGTGATGGACGTGGGTGGCTCGCTGGAGATGCAGGGCGAAGATCGACTCCAGTCGATGATCCGCTTCGCGCGCCTGTACGAGAACTGCGAGATCGACTCGCTCTCCGGTCGCGACTACAGCGCGGCGCTCGTTCGGCAGATGCTCACCGGCAGCTCGCTCATGTCGCTCAACGTCGGCGCGACGTGCCTCGACACCATCACCGCGAAGGTGACCAAGAATCGCCCGCGTCCGACCTTCCTCACCAGCGGTGCTGGGCCAGGCGCGTGGGACATGCAGATCAAGGCGCGCAACCTCGACAAGTGGTGCCGAGGGTACTTCTACCAGACCAAGGTCTACCAGAAGTCGCGGCAGGTCTTCGTGGACGGGTGCGAGTTCGGCACCGGGTTCATGCAGGTCTACGAGTGCGACGGGAAGCTGGAGTGCGAGCGCGTCAAGCCGGATGAGATCTTCGTGGACGATCTCGACGGGCAGGACGGGTGCCCGCGCCAACTCCTGCGCCGCAAGTTCGTCTCGCGCGAGGTGTTGACCGCGCTGTTCCCCGAGCACGCCGAGAAGATTGCCGAGGCGGGCAAGCAGGAGCGCATCGAGTCCGAGGTGAACGCGAGCCCCGAGGTCATCGAGAACACGCTGGAGGTGTGGGAGGCGTGGCACCTGCCCAGCGGCGGTAAGGCGAAGGACGGCAAGCACGTCATCGCCATCGACGGGTGTGTGCTGTTCAGCGAGCAGTGGAAGATCGACAAGTTCCCGTTCGTCATGTACCGCTTCAAGAAGCGCACGACAGGCTTCTGGGGCAAAGGCGTCATCGAGACGGTTCAGCCGATTCAGGTCGCGCTCAACCGCGTCATCCGTAGCATCGACATGCAGATCCGCCGCAAGGGCAAGGGCAGGACCTACGTTCAGGTCGGCAGCAAGGTCAACCCGCAGCACATGACCAACGCGGATGGCGGCGACATCGTGTACTACGTGGGCCAGCCGCCCATCGTGGACAACCAGAACGCCATCTCGCCCGAGGAGTTCGCCTACGTGGACCGCCTCTACCAGAAAGCGTTTCAGGAGGTCGGCATCAGCGAACTCTCCGCGAGCGCGAAGAAGCCATCGGGCCTCGACGCCGCGGTGGCGCTCCGCGAGTACAACGACATCGAGTCCGAGCGATTCGCTCCCCAGCACCAGGATTGGGAGCAGTTCTTCATGGACTTCGCGGAACTCTCCATCGACCTCATCACCGAGCAGTACGGGTGGCGCGGGTACAAGGTCCTCGTCCCCGGTCGCCGCGACCTGATGGAAGTGGACTGGTCGTCGGTCAACCTTGACCGCGACGCGTACATCATGCAGATGTTCCCGACCAGCTCGTTGCCGCAGACGCCGAGCGCCCGCTACCAGAAGGTCAAGGAGATGATGGGCGACGGGTTCATCGACAAGGCGGTCGCCCAGCGGTTGCTGGAGTTCCCCGACATCGAGGCCGAGTCGAACTTGGGGAACGCGATGCTCGACGACGTGGACGCGACCATTTCGCACATCCTCGACGACGAGGAGCCGAACCTTCGCCCGCTGGAGGTCTACCAGAACCTCGACAAGATCATCGAGCGCGCGAACGCCGCGTACCTCTACGCGCGCAACCGGAACTGCCCCGAGGACCGCCTCAAGCTCCTGCGGAACCTCATCGACAACGCCACCGCGCAGAAGTCCGCGATGATGGCCCCGCCCGCCGCGCCGATGGGCATGGGCGCGGGCACCCCGCCTCCGATGCCGGGAGCGGGTCTGTCGATGGCACCGCCTCCGATGGCCGGTGGTCCGCAGATCACCAACACGTTGAACGTGCCGCCTCCCATTCTTCCCGCCGTTCCACCCGTAGTTGGAGGCTGATCAATGAAACACAGCCCTTACACCCCGCCGTCTATCAAGGCTTTTGAGAACGAGCCCAGCGTCGTCGCAAACGCGCTGCTGCATGTGGACACGACTGAGCGGTTGGAGCAGCTTGAATCTGAGTTGGACGTGACGAAGAAGGCCCTTCGCGCAGCCGAAGCTGAGTTGAAGGTCATTGAGTTGACCAAGGCGCTGGAGAAAGAGACGCGGAGGAGCATCGCTATCTCCGTTATCTACCAGAACATGAGCAGCGACCCCGAGAGGTGCGCCCTTCATCTGGAAGACTTGCGCATCGCGTTGTTTGGAAGCTGAAGCAGTACCACCACACCCAGGAGATTCCGTGGCTGACACCGAGCAGAAGCAGGCCCCCGCACCTTTCGTCCCGCCGTCGCAAGTGAGTCCCAACGACTTGATGAAGGCGTTTCAAGACGAGGGCATCGTCGAGAAGCCCGCCGAGCCCGCGCCCGTCGCTGGCAAAACCGGCACGGAGCCCGCGGCAATTCCGGCACCAGTCGCGACGCAGAAGACGGAGGAACTGCCCGCGCTGCTGAAGATCGCGAAGGAGCGCGACGCCTTCCGCAAGGAAGTGGAGCCGCTCAAGCCGTACATGGAAGCCCTCAAGGTCCTCTCCCCCACCGAGGCCCAGCGGCTCGCGCAGGCGCGTCAGAGCGGAGATCCCGTGGCCGCGCTCGCGGCGCTCGGCTTCACCCACCAGCAGTACACCCAGAAGCTCCTCTCCCTCCCCCCTACCCCTGAAGAGGGACAGAAGGCAGAGGCACCGGAGCCGACCAGCGAGATTCAGGCGATCAAGCAGGAGCTGGCGGCGCTCAAGGCCGAGCGCGAGCAGGCGCAAATTCAGCAGAGCCGCGCAGGGCTCCTCGCGCAGATGAAGAACATCGTGAAGGACAACCCGAAGTTCGACCTCATCAACAAGACCGAAGACGTGGAGGGCATCGAGCGCGTGCTTCTCCAGTACCACACCCAGCACGGCACGCTGCCTGGCTCCACCATGGAGGAGTCAGTTCTGCTGGCAGCGGAAATGTACGAGTCTCACCTCAAAAAAGAGGCGGATCGCTGGCAGAAGGTGTTGACAGGCTTCAAGGAGTCTGCTCCTGTCAGCGCAACGAAGGCACCAGAGCCACCGCCTTCAGCCGGAACGGTGCAGACCCGGACGTTGACCAACGCGAACACCACAGCGCCCGCTGCGGTTCGCACCGTTCCCAAAACTCGCGAGGAAATCATCGCCGCGATCATCGAAGGTCGCGACGAAGACCTCGTCTGAAGGCGGCACTCCAAAGTGAGTCGCCCGCCGAGGTGACTCACAATGGCTGCTACGATTACCACCGCCGACAAGATTCTGAAGTTCATCTACTCGTCCCGCGCTCTCCAGAACGCGGTGTACGACAAGAACCCCCTCTTCGCCCTTCTCCCCAAGTCGAGCGGCTTCAACGGTCGCTCGATGATCCACGCGCTCACCTACGGCAACTCGCTGGCCCGCTCTGCGGCGTTCGGGACCGCTCAGGGTCGCGCGGGCATCAACGGTGTCTCGGGCACTGACTCGGGCTTCAACCGCGACGTGAACTTCACCGTGACCCGCGTGAAAAACTACGCGATGTACACGATCGAGCAGGAGCTTCTGCTGGCCGCGTCGGGTGACCGCGCGTCCTTCGTGAAGGGCCTGACCCAGCTCGTGGACGGCACGCTCCAGACCCTCCGCAACGACTTCGGTCGCGACGTGTACGGCTCGGGCCTTGGTGAACTCGGTCAGGTGACCGCAGTGTCGGGCTCGGGTCCGTACACGTTCACGGTCGGTGAAGCCATCACCCAGATCGAGGTCGGCATGGAGTTGGTCGCGTCGGCTGGTTCGACCAGGACCAACATCCTTCGCACGGGCGCGGCCCCCAGCGTCACGGTGGCCACCGTCAATCGCGCGGCGGGTACGTTCACCACCCCGGCTCAGGTCACCGACCCCATCGTGGCAAACGACTGGTTGTTCATCCGCGGCGACCGCCCCGACGCGGCCACCACCGCAATCGGCTCGATGCTGAAGATCGCGGGCATGGACGCGTGGAACCCGTCCACCACGCCACCTGGGTCCGAGTCGTTCTTCGGCGTGGACCGATCCATCGACGCAACCCGCCTCGCGGGTCAGCGCCTCGACATCAGCTCGCTCCAGCCGGAAGAGGGCTACGTCACCGCGCTTGCGGCGCTCGCTCGCGAAGACGGCGACCCGAGCCACATCTTCACGTCCTTCACCGACGAGAAGAACCTGAAGCTGGCGCTCGGCTCGCGCGTGGACGCCGAGTACACGCAGGTCGGTGACATCGGCTTCGAGTCGATTCGCCTGCGCGGCCCGAACGGCACCGTCAAGGTGTACGCCGACCGCAACGCGCCTGTCGGTCGCGCCCGCATCCTGACCCTGAACACCTGGGAGCTGAAGCACCTTGGCGACCTCGTGAACAACGGCAGCGCGGGCAACGACGGCGGGCTGGCCCGTGAGTACCAGGCTGACCGCTTCGAGGGCCGCATGTCGTTCTACGGCAACCTCATCTGCCACAAGCCTGCGGCGAACATGGTTGCCGCGCTGCCCACGTAAGTCCAACTGAGTCCGAGGGCTGAACTTAGCCCTCGGACTTTCCCCTTCTCAGGAGAAGACACATGGCTTACCGACAGATGTACGAGTTTGCGGAGTACGCGACCCCGCATACGATTCACTTCCAGTTCGCGGTGCCGACCAACGGCGCCACCACCCCTGTCGCCACCGGCATCCGCGGGTACGGTGCCACCATCACCCGCACGGGTGTCGGCATCATGTCCGTGGTGTTCCCCGTTGGCATGCCGGGGGGGCAGTTGCTCTCGGCTCAGGCGTCGCTTCGCCTCGCGGCGGTCGGCAACACCTTCGCTCAGGTGGGTACGTGGACGCCCTCGACGCGCACGCTGCTCGTCAACTGCGTCAACGGCTCCGGTGTCGCGGCTGAGTGGCCCGCGGCGAACGCGAACAACGTGCTCGAAATCGACGTGGTGTTCAGCGATTCGGCTACCCTCCCCAACCGCGGCGGGTAACTGAGTGGCCTCGGAAACGCTCGCACATCTCCGCACTCGTACAAGAGAGCGGGCAGACATGGTGGGGTCGGCCTTCGTGGCCGACTCTGGCTTGGGTCTGGATGCGTGGATCAACGAGGCCAACCAGAAGCTCCACGGGATGTTGGTGGACGCGCTGGGCGAGGAGTACGTCTCCTCGTCCGCGTCGTTCACCACCATCGCCAACACCAGCGATTACGCTGTGCCAGCGAGTTTCTACAAGCTGTACGGCGTGGATCTCGACTACCACGGGGTCATGCGCTCGCTGAAGCAGTACACCCGCGCCGAGCGGAACACGTACCGGGAGCTTCACCCCGAGTTCCTGCCCCGCTACTCGCTCGTCGGAACCAATATCCGTTTGTACCCGATTCCGACCGCGGGTCTGACGGGCGCCATCTTGTACGCGCCCGAGGCGACGACCCTCGTGAACTCCGGTGACACCGTGAACTACCCCAACGGGTGGCAACGATTTATCGTCATCGACGCGGCCATTCAGGCTCTGGCGAAAGAGGAGTCGGACGTGCGGACCCTCGTTGCGGAGCGCGCCGCCATCATCAAGGAAATCGAGCAGACCAAGGAGCAGCGGGATCTCGCGACGCCCAAGCGCGTCGTCGATCTGGAGGTCGCGGAGTCCTTCATCGAAGACTGGTGGTGACTCGTGGTCGCTCGCCTGAATCGCCCCACAGGTCTGCCGCAGATCACCACTCAGCGCGTGGATCAGCCGGTCATCCAGCGCGCGGTGGACGCCATCACGCGCACGCTCATTGCGGTCGTCAACTTCCTCCAGCCATTCGCCCAACCGCAGCCCTGGGTGGCAGTCCCGTTCAATTCTGACTGGACTGCCACGCTCTCGACTCTTCAAGCGCCCCAGTTCAGGAAAGATCCGCTTGGTTACGTGGAGCTTCGCGGGTGGGCCTCTACGGCGACTGGAGTGAGTACTGTCATTGCGGTACTCCCTGTCACGCACAGGCCCCCTACGCGAAGCTCATTTCCAGCCTTCCGTTTGAACGGTGCGACCTATACGGTGGCACGGCTGGACGTGGACGTGGATGGTCGCGTCCTCATGGCATCACCCGCCGTAGGGGCGGGCGACAGCGTGACTCTCAGTGGGATTAAGTTCTCGGTGGACCCATGAGCCTGAACAAGCAACTCGTTCACTTGAACATGACGGGCGGCCTTCAGAAGAAGGACGATCAGTTCCTCGTCATTCCGAGCAAACTCACCGCAGCGGACAACGTGGAGTTCGACGACGCCAGCACCGTCATCACCCGCGGCGGTCAGGCGAGGTTGACGCTCCCTGCCGGTTACGCGACCGCGATCCGGTCCTTCGTCCGAGCAGGTACGGCGAACCTTGAATTCGAGGACGGCTCGACCATCCGCGCGAACGGCCTTTCGGGCGCGAGCGACTACGCGAACTGGCGCGGGTCCGCCCTCTCCTACGAGCCCTCGACGTTCCCGCGCGTGGGCGTACAGACTCGGCGCATCGCGCAGTACCCTATCGACGGCGCATCTTTCGATGTCGCCTATGGCGCGACCAACTACTGCCTCGCGTGGTCTGAGTACGACGCGAACCTGGGGTATGTGGTTCAGGTTTCGATTCGCTCCGTCACCACCGACATTGAGGTGCAGCGAAACGTCATCAGCGGGGCAGCAGCGTCGGAGTACGTGATGCAGCCTCGCGTCATCTACGACTCGACCAACGCGCGATTCTCCATCTTCACGTATCATGAGGATTCGGCGTTCGTTACCGCGTCGATGAAGGGCTCCTACGTGGCCGAAACGGGCGGATCGTTCACCGGCCCGACGATCCTCATCGCGATGTCTTACGCTGGCGGCGGACTCTCCGCGCTGGCCGATGCCGCGATCTATCCGGGCCAAGGGTATTGTCTGGTGTCGCGCGACGCGGACCTCACCGGAACTGTGCGGATGCGGCTTGTCAACCTCTCGCACGGTTCGATTGTGGCGTCCACGAGCGCGGTCCCAGCGACCGTACTGTCCTCTCTGACCGCCCACGCCACCTACTCAGGCGGCGTACTCCTCGGGCACGCAATCTTCGGCGCCGGGGCCAATTTGCGCGGCTACCGCCTGCCCTCAAACACGGGCGTCATGTCCGCTTCAGTCACCATCCGCACGCTCACGGGGACGATCGGACGCGTCGTCGTCACGGATGTGAGCGGCGCACTGCACATCACGATTGATCAACTGACTGCCACCAGTGACACCTACGCCACGACGTACTTGATCAACGCGACTACGGCGCACGTCTTCACGTCTCAGACAGCCATCAGCACCAACTGCTTCATCGACGGGCGCTCGTTCTCGATGCGCTCTCGTAACTTCGTGCCGATGGTCTTCACCTCGAACTCCAACCAGAGCACGCACTTCCTCCTCGACATCACTGAAGCCGCCGAAAACCTCGGGGTCGCTACGACGGCGAAGCCTTCGTTCGTCTCGCGGGTCGATTACGGGGAGGTCGCCGCGTCGGGGTACGGGATCAATCTCGGCGCACGCGTTCGAGGCAGCCATGCCTCGATGGTCACCTACGCCAAGTACGAGACGGACCTTCGATTGGCGGGGGCGACGAACGCAACTCGCATCGTGCTCGTTGCCGCCAAGTTTGCCCCGACTGAGCAACTCGGTGACGCGGAGATCAACGGACTGGCGCTCCTCGCTGGCGCGCTGCCCCGCGTGTGCGACGGGGCGCAGATTGTGGAGGAGGGTTTTCACTGGGGGCCTGAAGTGCAAGGTGCTGCTTTGACTCCGGTAACCACGGGGTCGGGCATCTACAGCTTCCCCTCGGTCGGCAGTTACTCTGTGGCGTTCACCGAGGGTTGGATGGACGCACAGGGCAACTGGCACGAATCTGCGGTGGCTCGCACATTCAGCCTTACCACCACGCTCGGCAATCTCGACATCAACCCGACCTTCATTCGACCGCCCAGCGTGAAAAACGACCGGCAGTTGATCATGTACCGCACGAAGTTGCTCGGCACGGACACCAGCCTCTATCTCGCGCACGCCGGTGACTTGTCTACGGGGACCGTGGTTGAAGTTACGGATGCGGACCTACCGAGCGGCGAGCAGTTGTACACCGCAGGCAACGTGCTCCCCAACACTCCCGCACCTGCGTGTCGGCACGTCTCCGTCTTCCAGAAGCGGCTCGTTTTGGCCGGTTGTGGTGATGGGTCGCGCATCTACTGGTCCAAGCAGACGACGCCTGGGTATGGCGTGGAGTTCAACTCAGGCGACCCGACGCACCAGACTCAGGTGCCCGCTGACAAGGGCCGCGCCGTCGCCACCAAGGAAATGGACGATCGGCTTGTCATTCTCTGCGAGAACGGCGTGGGCATCATCGGTGGCCAAGGCCCCGACCCGACCGGCACTTCTGGCCAGTATTCCGACTTCAGCTCGATCATCACCGAGACGGGCTGCTCGTGGGATTCGCCCAAGAGCGTCATTCGAGGCCCCGAGGGCGTGTGGTTCCGCTCGCCGTTCGGCCTTCGCCTCGTCTCGCGCTCGGGCAGTCTCGCGCGAGGGCAAGACAACAAGCAGGTCGGCTCCGAAGTGGACGCACTTGTCAGCGGCAACGTCGTCGCCATCGCGGGCGACGCGAAGCAGCAACTCCGCTTCTATCAGTCGAGCGGCACCGTGCTCGTGTGGGATTACCAGTGGCTTCAGTGGACCCGTTTCACAGGCTTCGCCAACGTGGACGCCTGCTACGCGGACGACCGCTACTACCACCTGAGCAACTACTCGACCACAACGCCACTGCTCCGCTACACCAACAACACGACTCCCGCGGATGTGAACGACTCGGGTGTCGCCACTCAGGCGTTCTCCCCGTACATCGAAACTCCGTGGCTTTCGTTCGCGGGTATTCAGGGATTCCAGCGCGTGTACCGGCTGATGATTTTGGGCAAGAACGCGGACGGATCGGTCAACCCGATGACGTTCGGGCTCTCGCTTCAGTACGACTTCAATGACACGTACACGTCTTTCCCAACCGTGAACGTGACTCCGAGCACCAACGGGCTGGTTCGGTTGCAGCACCACTTCGTGAAGCAGAAGTGCGAGTCGATGAAGATCGCCATCTACTTCTTCCCCGTGACTCCCGGTAACGCAGGGCGCTTCCGTTTGACTGACCTGACCTTGCAGGTCGGGGTCAAAGGTGGTTACTTCAAGTTGCCGTCTTCACAGAGGTTCTGACCATGCCTACGCCAAATTGGGGTCCACAGGCCGGTGTTCCGATGGACGAGGCGACGTTTGACGCCTACGTGGCGGCCAACCCGCCCGGAACGCCTACGCGCGGGCTCTACGGAAACCCGCAGGTCGGTCAGAACTCCGGTCGCGACCCCTTCTCTATTGGTGGGCGGGACCCCTACGGGCAGCAGGCGAACCCCGCGATGGTCGCGAATCAGGGTGCGCAGTGGTGGGAGGACTTCTTCAACCGAGGTCCAGGCTCCGTACAGTTGCCTCAGTTCCAGATCGGAAATCAGGATCAGGCGCGCGCCGAGCAGCAGCGCGTCATCCAAGCACTTCAGGCGCAGGCGGCAGGCGACCCGAACTCGCTCGCCCAGCAGCAGCTCGGGCAGGCGTACCAAGGCGCGCAGTCGCAGCAGTCGAGCCTAGGCTCGACCATGCGCGGCCAGAGCGCAGGCGCAGCGATGCGCGGAATTCAAGCCGGTCAGCAGGGCATCCAGCGGAGCCTCCCCGGCGATCAGCAGATGCTCATGTTGCAGGAGCAGCAGGCCGCGCAGGCGATGCTCGCCCAGCTTCTCGCCCAGCAGCAGGGGCAGGACATCACGCAGGCGACCGGCATGGCGAACACCCAGCTTCAGGGTCAGCAGCTCGATGAGGCGATGAAGCAGTTCTACGCGCAGCAGGGGCTGAACGCGGGCATCGCTCGGGAGCAGACGGGCTGGGACAGGCTGGTTGCTGGACTGGGTTACGACCTCGAAACCTCCAAACTGGTCCAGGACAGCATCAACAAGGGCCTTCAGACCGGGGCCGCCGCTCTCAACACGGCCGCGCAGGCGTGGGGTGGTGGCGGGTCGCCGTCCCCGCAGCAAACCATCGACGACGCCTTCAACGGGTGACCCATGGCTGATCCTACGAACCGCAACGACCCGACATACTCGAACAACCCCAGCTACGTGTGGAGCGGGGGGCGGTGGCAGTACGTGTCGAACCCCGGCACCGCGAACTCGGCTCCCTCCGACAACCCGAACAACCCGCAGCGAGTCACGGGGTCGGTCGTGTGGGACCCGATTCCGAGCGGTGCGAGTGTCGTCAAGAAGTACGGCGGTGACATCAACAACTTCGCGGGTTACCAGAACATCGCTCAAGGCTTTCGCGAGGGCGCTGTTCGCCAGCAGGGCGTCAACCCCTACAACACCGGCATCGCGGACCAGAGCCGCGGAGCGCAACTCGCGCTCATTCAGCAGATGCGTGCCCAGCAGGCGGGTCCGTCGCTCGCGGGGCTTCAGGGTCAGCGCGGCATGGCGCAGGCAGGTCAGCAGGCGCTCATGCAGGGCGGTCGCGCGGGCATGCTCGGCGCTCAGAACGCTTCGACGGGCATGGCCGGTGACGTGGGGCAGGCTCGGCTCGCGGAGATCATGCGCTCGCAGGCGGGCATGGGCGGCGCGGCAGGCAATCTCCGAGGCGCGGACCTCCGCAGCGCGGAGGCGCAGGCGCAGGCGGGAATTCGGGGCCAGACCATCGCGGATCAACGAGCGCAGTTCTACGGGTCTCTCGGCTCGATGCTGGATCAGGCGCGCGCTCGACAGGCACTGGAGCAGTTCAAGCTCGGTCAGCGCATCGACGCTCGCTCAAGGGGCCTCGTCATGGATGCAGTGAACCAAGGCGTAGGCGCAGGGGCTACGGCCTTGAGCATGGGCGCGACGGGTGGAGGCAAGAAATAACATGGCCGACAAGAAGACCAACTACGCGGACTCGCTCAAGGCCAAGCCCAAGGCGGCAGCCCCAGACAAGTCCAAAGAGAAAATCGTCGTGGACCTCGGCGGGGTGTTGACCGACGTGTACCGCGGCAACATGAGCGACGCCGAGTGGGCGCGCGTGAAGCAGCGCGCGGTCAAGGAAATCGAGGTCCCCACCGAAGTCTCCTACGACGAGCCGGGGAAGCTCAAGGAGAGCGACAAGAAGCAGATCAAGGCGAGCGACATCGAGGCCATCAGCCGCAACCTCGACACGGTGTCCGATACCATCGTCAGCTCCGAAGAGAAACGTCTGCTGAATCAGACAGCGCCCGAGAATCGCGTGAAGTTCCTGCGCGAACGGTTCCTCAAGCGCGACTACGACGTGGTAGACGAGCAGCCCGCGCC